TGAAAGAATTGAAAGGAATATATAAAGGACACTTTCAAGCATTTAAGGAGGAGTAATGCTTAATATAAAAATTAAAAAAGATGGAGTTTTTTTTGAATTAAACGGAGAAATAGTAAAACTAGACGATAAAGTTGTTGATGATTTAGCTGAAAAAATCGTTAGTTATATTTGTTATAGAGATAAAAAAGATATTATGATTTTTGGTGATAAAGAAAAAACAGGTTTATAAACAAAGGAATAACGACTATTTCTATTTTGGAAACAGTCGTAAAAATCTAAAGTTGGAGGTGTATATGATAAAAGCTAAACCTAAGAAGAAAAGAGAAATTAAAATAAATGAAGTTAAAGAAATTAACATTATAAAAAAGCCTAGCGATATAAAACTAGAAGTAACACAGTTTATAACTATAATTCTAAACATTTCAAGAGTATGTGAGAATCACAAAAAGATTTGGGATAATCAAATAAAGCATAATGATGGAGTTATAAAGTTTGATAAACTTATGTTAATAAGTCAAGTTAAAAAGACTGCTGATAACTTATTTGAGGATTATTTTGAGCCAAGAGAGGACAGCGAAAGAATAGATGACGATGATTTTGAAAATAATATTTTTTATACAAATTTAATGAATAAAGAAGCACAAAAATATATAGAGGGCTTGAATGAAATTCCTGTCTTAACTGTAGATGATATAGTTGAGAAATTGCTTGCTGGGTTTACTGCAACTCTATTTGTTTGGAAATCTTTAATTAAAGAATTTGAAACTGCTAAAGTTAAGAAAGTTATTAAAACTCTAAAAATAGATAATTTCTTTATAGATAGATTAATCAAACTTAGCAATAAATATTTTAAATGGATTAAAGAAGAATTAAAAATTGAAAGATTAGGAGCATAAAATGAAAGGAAAAAGATTAACAGATGAAGAAAAATAAAATTCTTGATGTGTGCTGTGGAAGTAAAATGTTTTGGTTTCAAAAAGATAGAGATGATACAGTTTATATGGATAATAGGGAACTTAAAGATGTGTTATGTGATGGCAGAGAGTTGGAAATAAAGCCTGATATAGTTGCGGATTTTAGGAGTATCCCTTTTTCAGATAGTAGTTTTAAGTTAGTAGTATTTGATCCTCCACATTTAGTGAGAGTTGGAGAGAAAAGCTGGTTATCTAAAAAGTATGGCCAACTAGGTAATAACTGGAAAGAGGATTTGAAAAAAGGTTTTAAGGAATGTTTTAGAGTATTAGAATCTTACGGAATTCTAATCTTTAAATGGAATGAGGAACAGATTAAACTTAGTGAAATATTAAAACTAACTGATGTTAAGCCTCTTTTTGGAAATAAGAGAGCTAAAACACATTGGCTGGTTTTTATGAAAGAGGAGGAACAATGATAAAAAAATATATAAAAAAACCTGTACAAATAGAAGCGATACAATTAAAAGAAGATAATATAATTGAAGTAATAGAATTTTTGAGTGTATCTAGGTATTATTGTCCTTGGGCTGAAGATAAAGAAAGATCAATAAAAAGAGTTTTAGAAGATGGATGTGTTTTTTTTGAAACTTATGACAAATATGGAGAAGCTACTGAAGAAGTGTATTTTGGGAAGTATGTAGTAAAAGATGAATATTCTGAATATAGAGTTTTTGATGAAGATGAATTTAAAGAATTATATGAGGAAGTGAGATAATGGAAATAGACTTCAATAAACTTAAAAACTATAAATTAATAGCTTATGCTAATCCTTTGGCTCAACTTAATAAAGTGAAAGAGGAGTATCAGGAACTATTAGATGAAATAGAAGTGAAAAGCTTGACATATAGTTTTATTAAAAACACCGATAACTTTAAAGCAGAAGCTTTAGATTTGATAACTGCTACAGTAAATTTATTGCTGTTAAGTGGATTGACTGAGCAAGATTTTGATAAGCATATAAACAAGCTAGAATATTATAAAAATGTGAAGTATAAAAATAGGTAAGGAGTGGAATTAATGGAAGTTTTAACATATAATGCAAAGGAAGTAATGGAGCTTTTAAAATGTTCTAGGGCAACTGCTTACAGAATAATAGACAAGATGAATAAAATACATTGTAAAAAAAATAAGCTAGATATAAAAGCTCTTTCAAGTGGGAAAATTAGTAAAAAACTTTTTCACGAATATTATCCAAGCAATTAAAGATGTTTACAAAAATCAAAAGGGGGAGTAATATTATATAAACTCCCTCTTTTTTTAAAGGAGGATAAAATGAAAAATGAGAACGGCTTAGGCTCAGTATACAAGCAAAAAGGTAAAAGGAGGAAATGCTGGATAGCTAGAGTTACAATAGGCTTTGTAAATGGAAAGCAAAAAAGAAAAGTTATAGGAAGCTTTGAAACTAGAAAAGAAGCACAAGCTGAGTTATTGGGATATTTGAATAACCCAACTCTATATAGTGGCAAGACTTTTAAAGATGTCAAAGATTTATGGTATTCTAGTTATTCTAAAACAGTATCTAATGTTACTTTGAAAAATGTAAATAATCAACTAAAGAAATTAGAAGTTTTTGATGATGTTAAGATAAAAGAGTTAAAATTATATACATTACAAAAGTTTTTTGATGACTTAGAAAGTGCTTATCGCTCAAAATTTGTTCTCAGAAGTGCTTTAAATATGATATTTGAATTTGCTTTAAAAAATGAGTTTATAGAAACTAATCGTATTAAATTTATTGAACTAGGAAAAAATGAGAAAATAGTTGAAAGAAAAATTTTTACTACTGATGAAATAAAAATACTCTTTGATAATTTAGATTCTGAAAATAGATTTATAAAAAAAATGACTTATGCAACTTTAATACTAATTTATACGGGCCTTAGAATAAGCGAGTTTATGAATTTAAAAACTAAAGATATTGACTTAGAAAAAAATGTACTATCTATAGTTGAAAGCAAAACAACTGCAGGAGTTAGGAAAGTTCCAATTTCTCAGAAAATTATACATCTATTTAGAGAGAATATAGACTATACTAAAGAATATTTTTTATTCAATAAACAAGGTGGACATTATAATTATGCAAATTTCTTTCAGCAATTTAAAACTATGCTTGATTTACTTAACATAGAAGAACACACAATACACGATACAAGACATACATTTGCTACACTTCTAAATAATGCTAATGCTAATAGTACAAGCATTATAAAATTGATAGGCCATACAGATTTTAAAATGACTGAAGAAGTTTATACCCACAAAGACATTGAAGAACTTAGAAAAGCAGTTAATTTATTAAATTAAATTTGTTGGCTACTTGTTGGCTACTGATGTAAGAAATATGATAAAAATAAGAATTAAAAGAAATATGAAAAAGTTAAAAAATATCATAAAATTAAAGTTTAGATATTTTCAATAATTAAATTATTCATAGAAAAAAAGATTTTTATTTACAATAGAAATCGTAAAATTTCTATGAATAATTTTTTATTTATTAAAAAAACACTAAAATAAAAAATTATTTTTAGTGTTTTCTGTTAATTTGAATTCTTTTATTCTATTATACCATCATATCTTTCTTTATATTCAAACATTTCCATTACTTTTGCTCCTAATTCCAATGCTGTTGGTTTTTCTGGAAATATATATTTAACTATTTCTTTATTTTCATCTTTAAAAGGTGAATAACCTCTTCCATCTTTTTTATTTAACATAAGTGAATATTTATTTTCAAAAAAATCGAAATCAATATTATTATATTCATTAACTACTTTTAAATCAGAGGAACGATTAAAATATTTTTTACACCACTGTATATTAACTTCATCTTCAATTTCTTCATTATCACTTTCATTTAATGCCCAATATAAAAATTCTCCTATTTTTTTACTATCTTTTTTATTTAGATAAGAAATTATTCCATAATCCTTATACTGTCCTAATCCTATTTTATTTCTACCTGATGGCAATATTACCATTCTAAAATCTTTTTCCTTTTTTTCCTTATAAATTGCTACTGATACATACATTTTAAACCTCCTATTTTAATATTACCGCTTCTACTTTTATTTCATCCTCTGTTGCATGTTCAACTACCTTTTTTAAATTTTCTATTTGGGATTTATTTAAAGGTTTATTATTTATTACAATTTTTAATATCTTATTCTCTATATCTTTATTTTCCAGTTTTACTGTCTTTAGTTCATATCTAGTAAAATCTTTAATTGCCTTTAAATCACTATTTAATTTAGAACTTAATCCTGAACCATCTATATATGTCTTTGAAGTCATATCTATACTTTTTACACTTATTGCTGTTTTTGTAGCTTTATCATAGTTATCATATGTTTTAAATGTTCTTCCTAAATTATTTTCTAAAGCCTCATCTATATCTAAGCCAGTTTTAGTTGTTCCATCTACTTTTAATCCTATATCTCTAACTTCTGACTTAATTCCTATTCGTTCTAATTGAACTTGAGTTAGTGGTTTACGTGTA